CTCATGGGGCCGCTTGTTGGACGTCTCGAGGGTGAACTACTCGGACGCTTGATTGATCGCGTGTACGGCATGCTCAACCGCAAGCAAGAGCTACCAGAACCGCCAGAGAATGCCGGCGATCAGCAATTCACGGTGGAGTACGTGTCACCGCTGGCCAACGTCCAAAAGCAAAGCTCAATGCGCGGTATCAATCAGGTTCTGGGCATGTTCGCTCAGATGAACGAGCCTGGATTAGCTGTGATCGATCGCAACACGGATCTCGATAAGCTCTATCGCAAGCTGTGGTTTGAAGTCTGGAATAACGATCCGGATGTGTTGAGGCCAGATGATGAGCTAGAAGAGCGTCAGCAGCAAGAGGCGCAAATGCGCCAGATGCAAGCCATGAAACCAGGTGTTGAGATGGCAGCACAAGGGGCGGATGCCATGGCCACGATGGCGAATGCAGCTCAATCAGGTGGCGTCGATCTACAGGCATTGATGGGCGCTGCGCCACAGGCGGCAGCTGATCCCAATGTGCAAGGTCAAGTCGGGGCGATTGCCGAGCAAATGAACATTGATCCCGCTCAGATTCAGGAGCTTGTCGGAGGTATGGCCGGTGCCAACGCTGCATGACAAGGTGATGTCTGAAAAATATCAGGGCATCTACAACGATCCGGACGGCCAAGCGGTGTTCGCCGATGTCTTCGCACAAGCCAATCTCTACAGCCCGATTGCGACAGTCGATCCAATCGAGGCAGCGAGAGAAGAAGGCAAGCGGCAATTGGCTTTGCATATCGTTCATATGTTGAGCTTGCAACCAACCGACTTTGTGCAATCTGCGCAGAGTGATTTCAACATCTTAGATAATCTCATGAGGCTAAATGATGAGCGACGTTGATGCAGGCGGCGGAACACTACTCACGGAAGGGCTTGCACAAGATGCAGGCATCAACCCCGGTATGGTTGAGGCTGGCGGCATTCCGGGTATGGAGCAGCCGGCACCGCAGTATGACGGCGATGATTGGCGCGCGAGCCTTCCGGTTGAGCTTCAAGGCCAAGCGGCACTTGAGAAGTTTTCGACCACAGAAGCGCTAGCATCAAGCTACGTCAATCTTGAGCGGCAGATGGGCGACAACATCCCCGCGCCGAAAACAGATGAAGATTGGGACACGGTTTATACGAAGCTCGGACGTCCTGAAGAGCCGACCGGCTATGAATTCGAGCAAATCGAAATGCCTCAAGGCATGGAACACGATACAGCCGGTGAAGATTATTTCAGAACAACAGTGCACCAGGCGGGCTTGAACGATCGCCAAGCCAAGGCACTGCACAAAAGCTACTATCAATTGATGGTGCAACGGCACGCTGACGCCACGCGGGCACAAGAGCACGCACGGCAAGAGGCTGAACGCTCACTGAGGCTAGAGCAGGGTCCGGCCTATGATCAGTTTGTTGGCCAGGCTAAGTCAGCCTTGCGCACCTATGCAACACCAGAATTCCTAAAGCGCTTGGATGAAACCGGGCTTGGTAATGATCCCAACATGCTCAAAGTCTTCGGCCGTATCGGCAAGGACATGGGCGGCGAGACATCGTTGGTTGGTGGTCATGCTCAGCAGGCAACACCGGCCGATTTGGAAAATCAGATTTCATCGTACCGTGAAGAACATAGCGCGGCTTTGTATGACAGCAGTCATCCGGAGCATGATCGACGCGTGAGAGAACTTACGGCGATGAATAATCAGCTGTACGGCAACGCACCCGTGATCAGGTGACGCCTATAGCTCTTTGCGACTTGGTCTGAGGTACGGGCAACCCGAAAGGGTCCGTTAGCGAGCCTACCGCAAGCGCCAGTAAACAGTACGGATCTGCATTCGCAGGTAATCCGGTTCACCCTTGACATCAACCGTTTAGGAGCTTGGTAGCTATGTCTACTCAGGTAACAACGGCGCACGTCGAGCAATATAGAGCCAATGTTTATCATCTGGTTCAGCAAAAAGGCTCGCGCTTGCGCTCCGCCGTCCGTAATGAAACACAGGTCGGCAAGAACGCTTTCTACGAACAAATCGGCGCTACTCAGGCGCAACGCAGGACGTCACGTCATGCTGACACGCCTCGAATGGATACGCCGCATGCCCGTCGGCGTGTGTCGCTTGAAGATTGGGAGTGGGCGGATCTGATCGACGAACAAGATCGTATCCGTATGCTCGTCGATCCATCGTCACCGTACGCTACGGCTGCGATGTATGCCATGGGCCGCTCAATGGATGACGTGATCATCGCAGCAGCGGACGGCACGGCATACACTGGAGAAAGTGGATCAACACAAACAGCCTTTGATGCCTCAATGGTTGTTGATGTTCAGACCGTTTGGCCAGGCGTTAGTGCGGCTGACACTGGTTTGAACGTCGCTAAGATCCTACGGGCTAAGCGCAACCTACTTGAGAACAGCGTCGACCCCGACGAAGAAATGTTCATGGTTGTGAATGCTCGTCAGGCAGAAAGCTTGATGAAAGATGAGCGTGTGGCAAACGCTGACTACAACAGCATAAAGCCGCTGGTTGAAGGTAATATCGCTCGGTACGGCGGTTTCACCATGATCCCAACGGAACGCATCGGTGTGGATGCCAACGGCGATGATAAGGTGCTTTACTGGACTAAGTCCGGAATGCTCTTGTCGATTGGTAAGGACATGAAAACCCGCGTCACGGAACGAGACGACAAAGGCTATGCAACGCAAGTCTATTGCTGCATGTCAATTGGCGCAACTCGCATGGAAGAAGAGCGTGTCGGTTACATCGAATGTGACCCTGGTGCTTCTCCAACGACTGACGCTTAAGGGGAGTAGATAACAATGGCTGTAACTACTCAAGAAAGCACTCAATACGCTAACATTTTCACCACTACACCAGCGGTGAACAATGAAACTAGCGATTGGAAAGGCCGTGTGCGCGGAATGTATTTCGAGCATACGCAATCAGGTGCCGGTGATTCTGGCTCATCTGTTGCTTTGGTTAAGCTTCCAGCGGGCCGGGTTCGGCTGCTGTTGCCGTCCTCATGGCTCTATGTGAACTGGACGACGGCATCAGCGACGCTTGATCTCGGCTTTGATGCTTATACAGACCTAGACGGCTCGGCTGTTACTGCTGATCCAGACGGTTTGATTGATGGCATCTCTGTTGATAGTGCGGACGTGATCGGCTTTGAGGAGTTGACCACGCTCGCAGGCTTGGCGGCGACAGGATACACCAAAGTATTTGAATCCAAAGACGGTGTTGTTATCCGAGCAACAAGCGCAAGCACCGCAATCGCAGACACAGACACCATCGCCGGGTGCCTGTTCTATCTGCACGACTAAGCTTTGAGGCTAGGTGAATGAGCCAGATCACATCTGATACGGAAATCTGCAACCTAGCCTTGCAGCGCATCGGCGAGACAACGATAACTTCTCTAGGTCAAGGGACAGAAGTCGCTCGCCGATGCAAGATTGCTTACCCTCAAGCCCGTGATGCCATGCTCCGCGGGCATTTCTGGAACTTCGCAGTAAAGCGTTCAACGCTCGCGCTATCAACCGAAACGCCAGATTGGGAATACACCTATAAGCACGTATTGCCGGATGACTTTCTCCGGCTAGTCCGGACTAACATTGACACACCATCAGCGTCAGCAAACAATGAATTCCATGATGGGCAACCAGATTATCGACTAGAGTCCGGGTTCATTGTTTCAAACGATGCAACGGTAAAAATCGAATACGTCTTTAGGCAAGAAGACATCAGCAAATATGATGATCTGTTTATTGATGCTTTGATTGCACGCATGAGCGCAGAACTTGCAGCCGCGTCCAAGAAGTCAATGACAGGCGTACAAGGATTGTGGGAAGTCGCCGAGCGCAAGTTAAGAGAAGCGCGAACGGCAGACAGTCAGGAAGGCGTGCCGCGTTCATTCGAGGCGAGCATATGGGTGAATAGTCGTCTCTGATGGCAAGAACAGCAACACTCATCACGAACTTCACTGCCGGCGAGTTTACCCCAAGGCTAAGAGGCCGTGTCGATATCGAGAAATATCGTAACGCGGCCTATGAGATCACGAACTTTGTGGTTGTTCCGCATGGTGGTGCTCGCAAGCGACCAGGCTTTAAATACATTGTGGAACCTAAATCCAGCTCGGAAGATGCGAAGCTTGTTCGGTTTGTATACAACACAGAGCAAGCTTATACGTTGATGTTCGGGCCAAGCTATGTTTGGTTTTTCCGCGACGGCGGTTTAATCACGCACGCGGCCAATAACATCACCGGCATCACGAATGCAAACCCTGCTGTTGTGACATCGACCGGGCACACACTTTCAAACGGTGACTATGTCTATATCGGCAGTGTTGGCGGTATGCACCAGCTTAACAACCGGCGTTTTCTGGTTGCGAATACGACGGCCAACACGTTCGAACTATCCGGTGAGGACAGCACTAGTTTCGGCACGTACACATCAGGCGGAACGGCATCCGAGATTGTGGAGCTAGCCACGACTTACACTGAGAGCCAGTTGCCAGATCTGCAATTCGCCCAGACCAACGATGTTCTGTATATCTGCCATCCGGATCAAAAGCCTAAGACGATCACGCGGACATCACATACCGCATGGACCTTGGCGGAATTCGGCTTTGAGAAAGGGCCATTCCAGCCGCTCAACGGCGATACGTCGGAAACCTTGACGTTTAGTAGCTGGTCAGCATCAGCCACCACATACGGAACGCAGGCGGTCGGATCAACGGCGACCTGCACGGCAACGAGTGGCATATTCACGTCTGATATGGTTGGCGCTTTAATCCGGGTTCGGGAAGGCGGCGACAGTGGCGACGCAACCCAAACGGAAACGGGGATTCAGGGCGCATCACTTGGGGATGGATCGGCAAGCCTAGCTAACGGCGACCAATACACCACAGATGGTTTTGTCTATGGCGTGAGTAACGTCACGACAATATCAGATTGGGGCCAGGTTACGCGTGTCCCAACACACCAACAAGGAACTGTGCGGGTTTACCCATCGGGCACAGCTGGCTACTTCGATGCAACGTATCTGCATGACACGACATGCGTTCTCAAAATAACGGCTTATACATCGTCAACGGTGGTGACTGTCCAAATCATTCACAATCAAATGCCGGAGAGCATCAGAACATCTGCAATCAGTCTTTATGAGATTGGTAGCTGGAATGGTAAGGATGGTTATCCGAGTGAAGTTGCCTTCCACGAAAACCGGCTTTGGTTTGCTTCAACAGCTGGCGAGCCGCAAACGATATGGGCAAGCCGATCGGGTATATTCAGCGATTTTGAGGATGGGACAGAAGACAGCGACGCCATTATCGCAACGATCGGATCTGGTCAGGCCGATGTGATCCGGTGGCTATCACCAGGCACGGTGTTAACAGCCGGAACGTCTAGTTCTGAAATGTCGATTGGCACGAGTGCAAACAACGAAGCGCTCACACCGTCTAACATTCGCGTTGCACCACAGACCACGTTCGGATCATCCGCGACGGCACCTATTCGGATTGGCCGGATTACGCTGTTTCCGCAACGATCAGGCGACCCGGACAACAATGCAAAGAAGCTTCGGGAATACAGCTATGATTTTGCGCGTGATAGTTATGAGGCTGTAGACCTAACGATATTTTCTGAACACATCACCGGCGACGGCATGGTTGAGTTGGCCTATCAGCTAGAGCCGGACCAAGTCGTCTATGCGGTGCGTGAAGACGGGTATTTGCTTGGCATGACGTATGAACGTCAACAGCAGGTGGTGGCGTGGCACAAGC